CCCGGTACCTCCATGCCACCCCTGCTCTCCCTGATCCGGTCGATCAGCGCTGAAAGATGCTGGTCAATATTTGTTAAAATGCCGATGACAGAGGACATTCCTCCGCCGTTTCCGGAGGATGCTGCCATGCTTCCCTGTACTACGCCACCGAATACCTTGCTGGTCAGAGACACACTTTCCTTGTTTGGAAGTATCCTGGAACCTCTCGGCAGATTTACAAGTTCTGGGCCTTCCTCACCTACCCAGGTAAGTCCACCACGCCAGTTGTTGTCTCCAGCCGCATTCTTTCCAACGCTTCCTGATCCACCACCTCCTGAGCCTGCAATCTTGGCTCCTGTGTTGCTGATCCAGTCCGCCACTTTACCGATAGCCGAACCGATTCCTTCCACAATAGGCTGAACCACGCTCCAGACGCTCTCCAGAATACTCTGAATTCCTGGGAACACACGCTGTACCACGCTGAAAACAAGCTCGAATACACTAATGCACAAATCCATAATAGGTGAGATCACGCTCCAGGCTGTGGTCAATACAGAACCAATTGCAGGGCCAGCTACCGCGATAACCTCCTGGATGAAGCCCATCCGCTCTCCAATGAAGCCAATCACAGAACTCACTTTCTCACCAATGCCATCGAATATTGTGCTGAAAACAGGTGCAAGTGCCACAACGGCCACACCGATAGCTGACACCAGGCCAGCGATAACCGGCGATGCCTGTGAGATCAGACCGCTAATACTAGAAACCACACTTGAAATCACCGGAAGTATTACTGGAAGCATAGTTGAAACAGTGTTCACAATACTTCCTATCGCCGGGGCGCTGGCTACTGCAGCCTGACTAAGGGAGTTTGTTACACTGTTTCCAAAGGATACAAGTTCCGGTATAGCTGCAGAAAACTTGGAACCCAGGTTTCCGATACCATCAAACGCCTGGTTAACTGCGCCACTCATAGAAGACGGCAGTGCGCTCACAATTCCGTCTTTCAGGTTCTTGACGATTTCTCCACCAGATTCTTTAATCTTCGGAGCAGCCGCCTTTATGCCCGTTTTTACAGCTCCAGGAAGCGCTTTTACGACTCGCCCAACCATCGGAACCGCATTCTTAAACAGGAACGTGCTGGCCGTCTCCACTACGGAACCCATAGCGCCTTCTACATCACCGCCACTCACCATAAAACCAAGCAGATTTTTAACTGCGGACTTCATGGCTCCGAAAGATCCACTGAATGTGGTCGATGCTTCTCTCGCTGTGGTTCCTGTAACATCCAGCTTTTCCTGGATCACATGGATCGCGTTATACACATCTGCCAGATTATCCAGGTTATACTTAACTCCGGAAATTTTCCCAGCATCCTTTAACAGACGCTCCATTTCCGACTTCGTACCACCGTAACCAAGCTTCAGGTTATCCAGCATGGTGTAGTTCTGCTTGGCAAAGCCCTGATAAGCGTTCTGGATAGAACCTATGTCGGTACCGAATTTATTCGCATTATCCGCCATATCCACCATGGCCTGATCTGCTACGGTGGCTGCTTTTGCTGTATCACCCTTTAAGCTGTTCAACAGCGAAGCTGAAAAGCTGGTGACCTGCTCCATATAATCATTTGCTGATAATCCCGCTGTTTCAAAGGCTTTGTCTGCATTCGCCTTGACTGTATCCGCATCATCCTTGAATAAGGTTTCGACACCGCCACGGCTCTGCTCCAGCTTCGCGCCTTCGCTCACCGATGCTCCCACCACTGCAGTAGTGGCCGTGGCCGCTGCGATTGCGACTGGTATAACAACTTTGGTTCCCAGTTCTTTTATTTTTCCATTGATAGCAGAAAACCCTTTACCCGTAGCATCCTTAAGTTTTACTACCGGCTCAGCAACCTTTTTCCCCAGCCCTTTTACTTGATCTCCAACCGCCTTAACTTTTGCAGTGGCCATATCCTTCACTGCAACTGCAGTCACTACCTTTTTGCGGAGTGGTTCCAATTTTGATTTCAGACCATTTAATGCCTTACTGGCCGGAGTCGCATCCAATTTCGCCTGATATTTTTTATCCCAGGCTTTTTTCATCTCTTCGCGGGTTTTCTTTACATCATCTCTAAATGATGTCTGCTCTTTTTTTATGATCCGAAGAGTTGCCGTGACATTATCTTTAATACTGATATTTCCTACAACGCTCATTTGTCACTCACACCTCCACTTCCCTCAAACGCAAACATTTTCTTTCTTTCTTCGATTGCTGTCTCCATGGAAGCAAAATAAAAGAGCCTTTCTTCAAGACTCAGATTCAGGATATATTCAGGCGTGATTCCTTTCTGCAGATAAAAATGCAGAAAATAGGTTTCTCCGTCTCGGCTTATGAGTTTTTTAATTCTTCAACCACAGTGACTTTCTTATTTCCGAGTACACCGGAAAGTTTCATGATCTCTGTAGCGATTTCTGTTATTTCGCTCATTTCAAAGATATTCACCACTTCCGGATATGTCTGAATCAGTCCCTGATTCATCATCTCCTGCGCGACTTCCTTTAAGTTTGGTTCCACAACAGCCAGATAAATCGTATATTTATCTGCCGCGTTCGGATCATTCTCATCTTCAATTTCCGTACACTCTACGATTTCCGGATAATCCAGGTTGCGGATTTTAATATTTTCATCTAAGCTCGGAATATGTAATGTGCGGTATTTTCTGACCTTTTTCTCCTGAAAGCGCCTGATCGCCTTGTTAGTAAAACTCTTAAATACCTCGCTCTTATCTTTATCCATGACTGTTTCCTCCTCTTATGCTGCAATCTGATCCAGGTTCTGCAGATCAGACGGTGTGAAGCCGATGCTGGTTTCTTCCTCGACAATTCCGCCTTTTTCCCAGTTGACCACCGGAAGTTCATTGTGCCATACATTGTTAGCCGACCAGCGCTCTGTCTGTCCATTCACGGCATCCGGATCTTTCAGCTTTGCAATAATCTGGCAGCGCACATCCTTACCCTTCTTCCAGCTTTCCAGGATCGCTTTTGCCCTGGTATAAACCTTTTTTACGGTATAGGAGCCTTCTCCCTTTAATCCGGTAATCTTAGAGTCCACATCAATACCGATCTGGACATCTTCACGGTTGGCTGTTACCTTTAACTCAATCTTAGAAAATTCAAAGATTTTCTCTCCATCGATCCAAAGCTCTCCCCAGGTACCGGAAAGAGTTTTGTTGCCTCTGATACTCTCTGCCATTGTCATTCCCTCCTTACATGTTTACTGTCATTTTCAGATCTTCCATAGCATCCACAAATTTCACGTTGCTGGTCACAAAGACCTTGCTTCCTGTATTTGCTTCGGCCACCGCCGTATCATCCATTTCCGAGGTGTCGGTGCCCCGTCCTTCCAGGTAATTTCTCTGGGCATCTACATCTACAGATACGGTATTGTCATAACTGCGATCCAGGACATCTCCAAGAAGCTCCTTATGGTAAGAGCTGATGGCTGCCACAAACATCTGCTTGTTGTCATAGTCATTGATGACTTTGCCCACATAATACTTTTCAAATGTATCCCGGATGTCATCCATGTAGAGATCCATGCCCTCCACGATCTTGATCTTCCGAAAATCTTCCGTTTTGGTGGCAGTAAAGGAAGTCAGGCTGTTCACACCGCGCCCAATCTTATACTGGCTGCCATCAAAGGTAAGGATCAGTTCGCCTGCATCGATCCGCTCATTCGGATCATCCGGCACTTCTGCCGAAGAAACATCGTTCAGAACATAATAGGTACTGCTTCGGGAAAGAGACAGTCCAGCAAGGATTCCTGCGATTCGCGCACAGTATTCCGCTGCAGTATGCTTTTTCCCGGTAACAGACGAAGTAATGTTCTCTGTGGTAAAGTTGATAATTCCCTCATGATCTCCCGCATAATGGGGAAGAACCACCTTGAAGGTCTTCTTTTCATCATTGCGGTACTGCTTGATCCAGGCTCCGATCATCGTGGTATCTGCCGCCTTAATTCCAGGGATGCACAGATAATTCCATTTTAAGTCCTTTAACTTCTTCAAAACCGCGTTGTAGCTTTCTACATTGGCGGCCACTCTCATGGCGATCACTTTTGAAGGTGCCCCCTCATAGATCAGTTTCAGATAATTGTAGTTATCCTCCGTCCACTGAGTGAAATCCACATCATCCACTTTGTTGTAAACATTCTGTTCTTCACCTTCCGTGTCATCTTTCAAGATAACCGCTACAATTCCTTTGGCACTACGCTCAATCGCACTAACGCCTTTGGACTGGAAGATAAAGTTAAAATTCGGTAATCCCAGGCTCATGTTTACTCACTCTCCTTTTTCAGTGATACTCCCAGCTCCTCCATCCGGTCATTTGTAACCTTCTGTTCTTCGGAGTGCCGGAAATTGATAGTAAAAATGTAGTGGAGAACGTGATCCACTACATTGATGTCCGCATTCCCGATGGTGATTTTTCTATCACCAAATGAAAGCACCGGACGAATGGCTGCGTCAATTTCAGCAGCTTTAATGAGATAAGTATTATTGCTTTCACCCTTCTCATGGTAGGTAACATCCACCATGACACTCATGTCCGTGTAAATCCCATCCACAGTTACAGGACTTCCTGGCTTCAAATCCACAAAATACCAGGTTTTAGGCTGTTCCACTCCATGGGCCGGGTCTGTACTTTTGATCTCTTCAAAAAAGACATCTGTGTCCGGATCTATCTTCTTTAAGGCCCAGATCAGCGCGTCTTTTATCTGCAATACTGGATTTTCCATCATTTCTCCTTAAACCAAATCATGCGTATTTAAAAAATCAGTCAACCAGGCCCGCAGGTAATCTGGAAGCTTCCGATCCATTTCCTGCAGAGACACCTCCAACATATGAGCGCCTTTTTTAAAGCCGCCGCCCTTCATGCGATGCCCATACTCCACAGGCTCCGCATATTCCACATTGTTGTAAATCTCAATATAGTAAGTGTCTCCCCGTTTTTCGA